CGAATCATGCATATTTGTAGCGCCTGTGCGCTGTTGGCTGGGAAAAACGAATCGGCGTGCGGCGTAGGTGTTGTGTGGAGTGAGGATACGTGCGATGTGTGTGAGCGATTGCAGGTGGTGTGTGATCCTCGGTACTGGGGATACTTCACTCCGGAACAGATAACCCAGGCCAAATCCAAACTCAAGGAGTTTGGGCTAGATAGACACTCATTCGCCGATCCGGGGGATGTGAGACGTTTAATCGGAGTAATTCGGGAAGTTCTTGGGGAAGAGAACATGAGTTATATGCTTAAGCTCTGTATCAAAGGCATAGAAATTGATATGGATCGCGGAAAGAATATAGCGATGTTCGATTCTAGGCAACTGGCTTACTGGTATGGAAAAGACGTGGAATTTCTGAACTCAAAGAGGGAGCGGGAACGAAATGAAATCCTACAGCCAAAAACTCATCTCAGCATTGTCCAAGGTGGACGAGAACGCCTACTCGATAATTCTTAAGGCGCTGTTTAAGTGCATTGGGAACAACGGTCACATTTATGTGATAGGTAACGGGGGCAGCGCCGCCACAGCCAGTCATTTTGTGAATGATCTAACAAAGTTGGTTTGGGATCAAACAGAGGTAGAAGTAAACGTGCGTTGTTTAAGTGACAACGTGCCCTTGATCACAGCTTTGGCAAATGATATTGCCTACGACGAGATATTTGCGTGGCAGTTGGCGCGATGTTTTACCTGCGATGATGTACTCATAGCATTTAGCGGCTCTGGGAACAGCCCAAATATCATCAAAGCTATAGAAGTGGCCAATGAGGTTTTCTCGGCCCTAACAATTGGCATCGGTGGGCGCGACGGCGGAGAGATGTGTAGGACAACAGACTACTCACTTATAGTTTCAGACAACTCAATGCAGATCATTGAAGACGTGCATCTTGCCATAAGTCATTCTCTTTGTACTGACATAATAGGGGTTATCAAAGGACTATAGGTAGCAATAAGCGCAGTAAAACTAGGTGCATTGCTACTTATTATCCAGTAGCGCGGGAGGCTTATAGACGATGAAAGAGCAATTCATTAACAAGAATTTTTCCAGCAGGTCACTTGAGCTTATAGCTGTAGCCAACGCGATTTGCGAGAGTTACGCACAGAGAGGGTACGACCTATCGTTGCGCCAGCTTTATTATCAGTTTGTCGCCAACCATGGTTATGCGAATTCTGAGGCCAACTACAAGAAACTGGGCGGTGTGCTGGCGGATGCTCGAATGGCTGGACTGCTTGATTGGGACTACATCAAGGATCGTAGCCGAGAAACCATGCGCAACAGCCATTGGGATAATCCCGGACAAATTCTCAGTGCGGTTGCAACGCAGTTCAGAATAGATTCATGGCAGGATCAACCCCGCTATGTTGAGGTAATGGTCGAAAAACAGGCACTCGAAGGAATACTTATTCCCGTCTGCAGTAAATTGGATATTTCTTTCACGGCCAATAAAGGCTACTCGTCTGCATCGGCGATGTACGAAACGGCACAACGACTCCTAAATAAAAGAAATGCTGGGGCCGAGACTCACATTATCTACCTCGGTGACCATGATCCAAGCGGCATTGATATGACACGCGATGTAGAAGAACGGCTTTGCTTGCTCAGTGACGGAGAGGTAACAGTACATCGCATAGCATTGAATATGGACCAGGTTCGCCAATATAATCCACCGGAGAATCCCGCGAAACTTACAGATTCCAGATCGGATTCCTATATTGAGCGATTCGGGGATTCCTCTTGGGAGTTGGATGCCCTCAGTCCTGAAATCTTAACTCAACTCGTGGAGGACGCGGTGCTAGAGCTGCGTGACGACGATATTCAACGTCCTTTCTTAGCGCAGCAAAAGCGATGGAGAGATGAATTATTAGAGTTAGCATGTGCTTATTAGCGGGAATAACTATGAGACATTTTCGACAGATTCTTGAAGAGAGATTGAGGTCGCTTGAGAGACAAGAACTTCGACTTCTTAACTCTAACTCAGTTCGGCGATACCGGAAGAACCTAACGCAACAAAGGTGCATCAAGATTTTGTTGGGCCTTTTGAGGGGGCGCGACAATGCCGATATATGAATACAGATGCAACTCTTGCGCACACGTATTCGATGTATTCCATACTACTATGCGCAAGGCTCGGCAATCGATCACCATGTCGCCTGTGCCCTGCCCCGAGTGCGGGTTCCCTTCCGCTATTCGAATCGTCAGCGGCAGTATAGGAATAGCTTTTAAGGGGAGGGGTTTTCATGTCAATGACTATCCGAGCGGGAGATAATATCGTGCTTGATAATGTAAATTTTCAAACCCCAAATTGGTGCTGTCAGCACATGGCAAGTTTGATTCCCACTAACGCTGATTCTGTTTTAGAGCCAACAAAAGGCGCAGGAAATTTGGTTTTAGCCATTCAAAAAGCGGGATTTAAGGTGACGGCTCCCGACGATTTTTGGGACATGGATAAGGATGTAAGGTTTGATTGTGTTTGTATGAATCCGCCGTTCACTCCTATGGCGCAAGGCTATCAGATATTGTACAAATGCATGGAGAAAGCCGATTGCATTATTGCTTTGATGCCATGGTTAACTATAATAAACTCAGAAAAACGCACAAAGTTAATAATGGACTTTGGGTTAAGATCAATAACTCACCTGCCTAGAAACACTTTTCCGGGCGCAAGGGTGCAGTGCTGTATTTTGGAGATGGATACGGCATATAGACACAGAGGAACCACACAGTTTGTAGTGCTATAAAACTGGTATTTTCACTGGTTGCACTTAGGGTGTAAATGTGATATACTATTAGTGATGGATCGTAAGAGGAGACAAAACGATGGATAGGTACAAAGTTGTGAAGGATGGTGTGGTTATGGCGACGTTTTCCACGAAGTACCACGCCACTAAGTATGCAATAGCAATCGAAGGAATCGTGGAAGATTGTTTGCAGTCCCCGGAAGACGCCGAGAAACTGCAAGAGCACGTACAGTAATTGGAGGCATAACATGATCACCGCTACAGGATTAGAAATTGATTCCCAGACTGCTCTAAGCGAAAAATATGTTCGTGCCTATGATGTTGCTTGGGCACTACATAACACAAACATGTTTCATGGGCATTCCCCAGTACCTTGGGATTTGCTTTCCCACGCGGGTTTAGTCTACAGACTCTATGCTCAAGATGTAAAAGGGCAGGTGGACGTAAAGACAAGTTTGGTGCTACTGCTTAGCCGCGCCCCAGAAATTTATGATACATACCCTGACTTTTTGTGGGATATTTTGTCTAGGTTTGGGGTTTATGCCAAGGATGTGTTGGCGCGAGAGAATTACTTGTCTGCTATAGGGCGATACGAAAACGCGGCCACTGCGTTTGAATACTCCATACTCTTCCCACAGGCAAGCAATCCACCTAAGTCCGATTTCGTCGTGGGTTTGCCTACTATACTGGTCAAGGCCAAAGTTTCAGATTATATAGAGCTTCTTAAGCAACTGGCAATTACCAACAGTGTAACGGACATTGGCGCTCTGTTTCATTGCTCTGAGTTTTTACAGACCTATATTGACTTAGAGTATGCCCCAAAAGATGCCAACACTAAATTTGAGACTGCTCAAACAACCGGCGACGTAGAAGGACTAAGACTATGATTGCTAGAGTTATAGTTCAAGAAAATGACATGGGAGAGAAGCACGTCACATTCACCCAAGACATGAATAGTCCGGTTAAGGACTTCTTGATTGACAATGATACGTGGAAAAACTCAAAGGTCACAGAAGGAAGAGCTCTGATTCTTAGTATGGATGAATTCACGGCTGACAATTTGTTAGACGAGTTTCACACAGCTTGGACTTCGCATCCGCCTATAAACATGGGCAAAACTAGAATAGATATAGGAGAGTACTATGAAGCTGTTTGACGATGTAGTTGAGTGTTTACAGAAATATTACTTGGAGCGGGATTTTGATGCTCTGTTAGATGCCATAAGCGTTATACAGGGTGAGCTTGCCATACCGCACTTGCAGGAAAGTATTATTACTGTTCCCCTTTATGTGAGTGAGGTAGAGGAACTTATCAAGGAGCACGGATGTCTTCGCATAAGTTCAAGTGAGGCAGAGTCTAGCGGTTCCATCGAGGTAGATAGATTGGTTCGGGTGCATTCGGCGGAGGATGCGGGGGACTGCATGATTTTGAATGTGGTTCACCTTGATGATTCCTATATTATCTTGGTTCCTGGGGGCGGAGCACAATGATAGAGGTTGGAGGCGGCGTGGTTATTCAGGTTCCCGGCACTCGTTTTCGTGTAACTCTGGAAGTTATAGAGATAGATGAAAATTCTGACATGTTGAGAGTAAGGGGGGAGGGCGTTGAAGGTTGGATCACGCAGGGACAAGTTCAGGATGTGCTTACCCCAAGCAACTTCGCGTTTGATAACGCCATCAACATCATTGGAGAGGACTAGCCTTTGGTGGTGGCAATGTGGTAGGAAGAGAAGATATGACACCAGAAAACTGGCGAGGGAGGCCAGAAATAAGTATGAACTAAAGTTTCGAGATAGAATGAAAATATACGTTTGTGACTTTTGTGGTGGATTTCATATCGCCCACAAAACCAGGAGAACACGCGATGAATGCAAGAAATAACAGCGGCCTAAATAAGATATTTGGTTGTCCCTACAAGTCAGATATGACTGTAAATCATGAGTGGGAAAAGGAATATCTTGTTTCCGTAGATTTGCCGTTTCCTATGTTTTTAGCATGGGATATGGCAGTGAAGGTTACTAGGGTCACAGTAAATAGGGTTGCAGCTCCGCGATTCAAAAAGGCACTCCATAGTATATGGAACCAAGCGCAGTACATGGCTAAACAAAAAGGAATCGATCCCCTTACGTTTTTACATGAACTAAAGCTGGACCTTTGCGGGGGAGCATATAATTTTCGAGTTCAGCGTGGCAATAATAACATATCTATGCACGCTTATGGTATAGCCATAGATATAGACTCAGCGAATCATGTTCTTGGAGACAAGAAGGCCACATTCCCAACTTGGTATATCTATTGTTGGGTTTCGGCGGGATTTACTTGGGGCGGTGCATGGACAGGACGTAGGGATAGTATGCACTTTGAAATAACAAAGGTGTTATAAAACAAAAGTGTTATGCTTGGAGGTAGTAGAATGATGTCGGTATCAGTATATTTGGCGGGAGCCATCAGAAGCGAAGAGGTTGGACGCAATTACGATGCGGCATGGCGAGAACATGCTAAAAATTGTATACTGAAAGCTATTCCGGACGAGGACATACGCATCATAAGTCCGATGGCGTTTAAGTCGTTTGATGGGGAGGTGTGGAAGATTTTTGACATGTTCCCCATAGATGATCAGGCCACACTGCAACAGGATATGACATGCATTGCGCAGTCTGACATGTTGCTTATGAACTTATTGCCGTTCGAGGAAAGATATTCTGTAAGGTTTGATGTGGCAGAAGTATTATCTATTCCTTTCGGGGAAGGCTGTCACCCTAATGTGGGAACATTTTCTGAGTTTGGTATAGCATTAGCAACACGAAAGCCTGTGGTTGTTGTTAGCAACGATGCGTATATCAAATCACACCCGTTTATGCGGGCGGGGGCCATAAAAATAGTTTCCACGGTAGATGAAGGCATAGATTATATTATTGGCCTTGTATCAGTGCTTTTGTCAAAGCCTGAAATTCATAAGGCACACGCAAGACGGCGGAGGCAAGGTAATGAATGAGGAATTGATTGTAGTAGACGAAGAAACGATGACTCTCATCAACACGGAAACAGGAGAGGTCGTAGGAGTCAAGGATACACCCCCAGAGGACGCAGCCGACGTTGACCTGGCTACGTGGTTAGGAGAGCGCAGAGATTGGCATAAAGGCAGATTATCTGGGATAAAAGCTGAACTGGCATCTAGGGTGGAGACGCTTAATCGAATCTATGGCCCCCAGATTAACCGCCACGAGGCTTCTATGAAGTTTCTCGACTTCAGATACGGGCCAGTGCTCTTTGACCTGGCTAGGCGTATCATCGGAGACGGCAAAAAGAGATCGACAGCCGTAGGTTTACTGCTGTTAAAGATTCGAACCACCAGAGCCTCAATTGATGTTGTGGATAACGACAAGGCTGTGGGCTACTTTAAGGGGTTGCTGGATGCTTGGAGTAGTAAATTGACTAGACTATCTGCCGACCCGGACACAGAGGGCGTACGTAAAAGTTTACTTGAGGCGGACGCACGAATAGTGCAGCTTCGTAAATGTATTAACGTCAAGGAATCAATCTACAAAAGCGAGATTCCTGAAGACTTAAAGAAACTGTTCACGGATGACAACCTTGAAGACACAGGGATCAAGGCAAATCTCGGGGGAGATGAATACCTGGAGATTGAGTAGGGCTCCTGTTCAATAGAATGGAAACTTCGTATGATCCGCTACGATCAAGGACTTGAAAATTGGACATTCAAAGAGGTTAAACAGCAGTGTCCGACCGCCCAGCAAAGGGTTTATTTGGCCCTTTTATCTTTGACACCCGCACAACTGGTTTTTGAGTTGCCCAGGGGTAGGAAGTTCTGTCATGAGCGTATAGACGCCGATACTTATGTCATAATTGGTAAGGTGATGGCGGCTATAATGGAAGAACACAATCTTATACTAACCCAAGACGACGTTCTTCTTTGCTTTCTGCGCTTCAGGGAATTGATTTTTTTGTACGAGGCTACCCGACAGGGTGTGATGCTAACCAAAGTAACAGAGAATAGTATAGACTATTATTATGTCGATGGCGATGAAAAGCCTGAAGATGCTGAACCGGAAACAGCAGTAAAATATGTCAAACGTATGAAACATTATCATGGGGGCATTATATGACTTCGGATGCGATCTTTGACCTGATAGCCAGAAATAGGTCAGATTATTCTGTGCGGGCTGGCCAAAAGGAGCTCAGCGATTTGATCTTACAAGCCGTCGAGATTCAAGTTGATGTGATTGCCGAGGCCCCAACAGGCTTCGGAAAAAGTTTTTCGGCCCTAATACCGGCCATCATAGAGGCACAAAGGGGCCACAGAACAGTCATAGCCACGGAAACTTTGAATCTTCAGGACCAGTACATCGGCCTAGACCTCCCATTTCTCCATAAAATCTGCTGTGACGCCGGGATACATTTTTCCTACGCTGTGGCAAAAGGAAGAAGTAATTTTGTGTGCCGTTTGAAGTTAGACGAAGATAACTTCGCAGGCTCTACACAAATGATGCAGTGGGCCAAAGCACAAGAGCTCGGTCGAGATACTGGGGATATGACTTCAGTGCCCTTTCAATTTCAAATGTCCGATTGGTACGGTGTTTCCGCCGAGGACGACTGTGAACGTGCAGCCTGCCCCTTCTATGGGAAGGGACGTAATGGGGAATCTGAGTGTTTCGTTTACGATGCCATCAGAAAGTTTCAAAGCGCCCAAATTGTAATTGCCAACCACACTCTCGTCTTAATAGATGCACAACTTGGTATAGGATCGTTGCTGGGCGCGTATGATACTTTGATTGTTGATGAGGCTCATGGTTTTGCTGAGAAGGCTCAGGATACCTGGGGCGTAACAATAAAACCTCGAACCGTTTCTAACACCCTAAAACTGATAAATAAGATACTCGAACGCCAGGGCGTAGATTACTTTGAGTCTGGGTATTTAACTCTATATCGTTCTCTGGAGGATGCAGTGTTTTCCCCGTTCGTTTCAATCCTGGGGGAGAGTAAAGCGTTGCGGCAAATACCCCAGGACATCGTAGAATCTTCCAAGGAAGCGGCCAAAAGATTGGCTGCGCATATTTCCCGAGCCAACAAAGATTTGAATGCGCTTATTGTGTGGGATGAACAAAATCCTAAAACAATAGCCATTCGGACAGCGAAGGAACGTCTATCTAAGTTGACGGCGGATTTGGGGGCGGTGTATGGTGAGGGGATAGATGAGAATTACAGAGATAATTGGTTGGTATTTTTTGAGACTGGATATACAGCCAAGCACGAAAAGTATGGCATATTAAAGTTGAGACCGATAAATGTGGCTCCGCTGATGCGGGGTAGAATATTTGACATACTATCCACCGGCGTATTTATGTCAGCCACAATGCGTATTGGTTCATCCTTTGGGTTTATGAAAAGGGAATTGGGTATGCCGAGCGATACCCTAGAATTTATAGGAGAGTCGCCGTTCAACTTTGAACAAAATGTGGTGGGATATTTTCCAAATCATTTGCCGGATAACAAGGATAAAGAGTATATATCTTCACTGGCAGAGGAGATTCAAAAGGTACTGGAACATACTAATGGTAAAGCCTTGGTGTTGTTCACCAACAATTCTCATATGAAGTTTTGCTATGAGGCTATTTTTAGGAGACTTAAGTATAAATGCTACATGCAGGGACAAGGAGCCAAAGCAACTTTGATAGAGTTGTTTAAGCATGATGTACACTCTTGCCTTTTTGCGACTCGTTCATTTTTTACTGGTGTCGATCTTCCGGGGGAAACATTATCTTGCGTGGTTTTGACAAAGGCTCCGTTTCAGGTTCCCAATGACCCAATGTTCGCGGCTAAGGCAGACAAGATAGATTCCGAGGGGGGAGATAGTTTTAACGCCCTTTCCATGCCTTTGATGCTGTTCGATGTGCGCCAATCATTTGGAAGGTTGATTCGAACCACGGATGACACAGGATTGTTTGCATTTTTAGATAGTAGGGCGATGAGAAAATCCTATGGGCAAAGAATTATCAACGCATTGCCGACTATTAAAATCTTGAGCAGTCTCGATGGTACAGCGCAGGTCAGACCAGTTAAAAGATATACATATAATTCCGGGTCGTCGAAAAAAACTGCACGCTTGGAGGAGGATTGACAAATGCCATTTGAGATGGTATACTTAGATGTATACTAAATAGGAGGTATGGTCTTGGAAGCGCTATTTCAATTTCTAACGCACTGGTGGCCAGTAATTACTATTGTGGCTGCCCTACTCCCATCCCCCATTGCTAAGGCTAGAATTTGGATTTCTAAAATTCTGCCCAAGGCATGGTCAGCCGCACTGTTGGCCGTTAATGCCCAGCAGGTAGCGGCAATTATTGCCCATTTAGCGCAGCCCGGAGGGTCGCACGATACTGCTGTTAGTTTGCTTGTTAGCTTAACTGCCAACACAGCTAATCCCATGTCCCCGGCTGTTGCCGATTGGGTTGTGATAGAAATTCAGAACGTATTTAGGGCACGGATAAATACCATGAAGGCATATCCGACGATTATAGCGGATGCTTTAGAATGCGTCGAACGCAAGGGTGTAAAGTAAGTGACATGTTTTCCACCATGATCTACTTGATCTGTGCATCTGTGGACTTGCAGTAAGGGTATAATAATGCCAAAGGTGTGGAACCTGATGTATTATACCTGGGGCCGGAATAGCCCTCGAAAGGATTTGTTCGAATGGATGAATTCACCCGGAATCCCCCGGCTAAAAACCGAGGGGAGATTCAAAGGCCGCTTCCGCTATGGACGAGTGATCAAATAATCACCTACTCAGAGTTACAGAAATTTTGTGACTCTGAGTACGGCCGTCGAAGCTCTAAGCTGTTGAAAAAGGTAAGGTATTATCTCGAACGTTTCGAGGGTGCGCAATCTAGGAATGCCGCGCTTCGAGTTCTTATGGATTTAGACGAATACGCGCTGGAGTTAAGTTGTTTTAATTCTGCGTGGGTCGATTTCAGTCTGGCCGTATTTGAGATGGCGATAGTGCCCTCTAGGGCCAGCGTCCCTTGGATGCACAAGTACCTAAGTAGTATATTTGATAGAACCATACGGGGGTTATCGTGATGCCAGAAGATGCGTTGTTTGTTCCCCAAGAACGATATATCGAGATTGAAGTGCCCAACAATTATTCGTCCCTTTCTTACTACGAGACTGCCATTAAGGTAGGGATAGAAGAGTTGGAACGGGTAAGAGTATTTTTCCGAAAGATGGGGGAGGCGGAGGCAGGTATTAGAATATCGGATTCGTTACATGCTATGGAAGCACTTTTGGAAACCGTACAGACTGTCAAACGTGAAGTGGCCATGGAATACCAAACTTGGATTGTACAACAGCATGGTTCTGTTCCACAGGCTGCCATTATGCCGGAGGGGGAAAGTTAGGTTTTTTCCTCGCGCAATCGCGCATAAAGTGCTTCCAATTTATTTGGGGATAGTTTTTTTAGCGCGTCTTCAATGAGGTTTGTGGGGGACTCGTCTAACTCTGTGTCTTTTTTGTCTATCTCTATGCCCTGAAGTTTGATCAGCTTTTCTATTATCTGAAGTTTAGTGGTCAACAAACGACTATCTGCTTGACTACCAAATGCGTCTATATCACCTTTCAATTTTAGAAGCTCCGCGATCATTCTCCCTCGAACTATATCCCTAGCTTCCTCTGCAAGAGGTTTACCCAACGCTGCCCACTCTTTATTAAGTTTTACTACCTCCTCCTCCACGACCTTTTCGGATATATTCAACAATGAGGCGATAACAGGAACAGGCATACGCCATAGTATTATCAACTGTTCGATTTTTGTTTTGATGGGCAGGTTCGGTTTAACGGCATACTCAGTCCAGAGTAATTCTTCTTGTGTTTTTGGGGCTACCATACCCGGATCACGCGTGGGTTTGGGTTTAGGCTCTTCCACATCTACTATGGGGTATCCGTATCGGTCTACTTTTACTTTTGCTGTGTTAGATGGCCTCAAAATCGTGGATTCCTCTCCATTGTGCCGTATTTATGCCAAAGGCAGTCTGCACCTTCCTAATATCTATTTTAACACATTTCCCCAGTACAGGATGATTAGCCGTAAATTCTACAAAAGGTGAGTCCCCGTGAGTATGATGATCCTGTATGAGAGATATAAACGCAGCCTGATCTGTGAGGGTGGCAGACTCCGAAACTCTAATATGAGGTTTTATCAGACGATACCAACGAGATATATCTACAAAAATGAAGTCGTTATCATTTATGTCATACACGTAAAGTGTGTTCTCATGAGACATCCTGGCTCTGTGCGCGTCAATTATCACCCCATCGGTGACCTCAAAGAGATGTTGAATGGTTGCGCTGTCACTCTGCTCGGTTTTCAGCGTGGGATCACAACTATACAAATAGTCTAGTATTTCATGCTTTTTTAGTGGGTAGGTTAAACTGTGCTCTCGATATATTTGAGCCAATATCATGTGCCCCACTATGTTAGCTGTGCAGCCTGTTCTTTTACGATCCTCAACTGTAGGGCAGGTCTCCTTGACCCATTCTTCCGCCCTCTCTATAATTTCTGCAATTTCTTGTGCATGATTACCGGCCCAACTGATTAAAATGGAGCCAAGCCATCCCTGGTGATTCGTATCGTGCAGCCACGCCCGCTTGACATCCAATTTATTCTGTTCAATTTCGGATAGGGCATGATACTTATTTATCCAAGACCTGTTTAACGCTATGATCAGACTGCGATTCACTGAGGCCGGGTCAATGAATCCGTGTTCTCCTACTAGGCATAGAGGTGTTTGGAATACTGATTTAGTCAGCCCTCCGGACCCGTTGGACATGCCACGGCTTGATTGGAATCCGTCGTGAAGTCCTCGGATCATATTTACCATTTCCACCGTTTTAGGCTCTCTTGATCCTTGGTATTGTCTGAACTCATCTATAATTACCGGGCATATGTTGTTTGAGGACAGCCATGTTCTAATGGCAACTATGGACGTTGTATCAAAATCATGGGGATGCTGACAGCCATAGTGCATCCCCAATACGCCTTCGATCAAATAACTCTTACCCGCTCCGGACAGACCTTTGATGGCTAACGTGGGAAAGCCGTTGCAACGCCGTCGAATAAGCTCTTTTACTGAACATGACGCAAACCAACCTAATGCGGGCCATATAAATGTTGGCTCATGGTAAGTCGCGTAGTAATCAATAAACTTTTTCAGGTAGGCGGTAACGTCGTCAAATGGTATTTCCTGCCGTAGGATGTGGGGCGATGCGGCAGTATCTTCCCTGCCAGTCCATACATAGTTTTCATGGGGCACGCCGGGGAGCAACAAGGATGGCGTGCCTTTGTCTATATCCACCCACCCATAATACGTAGATTCTTTGACAACATAATCGGGACAAGTTGTTTGCAGATAAGCGATATACTCTGCCCACATTTTTGGTGCGGTAACCATAGTTCCAACAGGTACTTCCGGTATGGTTAAAAACTTTTGCCATTGACTGTGTTTTTCTGTTGATATTTCGATGCGGGTAGGTAGCTCGCCTTCCATACAAATTTCAGCGAGCCATGAGGACGAATTGGTAGCCGCCCTGATTATGCGACCATTTAATTTGATAACGAAGTTGCTGAATAGTTCTTCCTTATCTTTCCCCGCATAGTACGTCTGCAGACCGCGCTCATAGAATGTATCATCCCCCTTTTTAGACTCAAGGGGGTTTATGTTCTCAGGAAAAAAGTCAAACCCACGCTTTTTGCAGTAAACAATCTTCTGTTTTACCCATACATCGATTGCTCGCTCAACTGCATCTGCTACACCTGCGTAATCCGTGTGTAATGTCGCCACAGAGTCCAGCTCAGCTTCATATGTTGAATCTATGTTGGCTGAGCGGTCTTCAGTGTCACCGAAGAATTTTTGAACTTCTTTGCACAGTCTACGACAGGCTTCTTTATTGACTCCGTGTTTGCGGGCCGACCCCGCTAATTGGAGAATAATGAAATGTCTATCTCCCTTTTCCCAGATTTCAGTTAGGGTGCGGGTGCAGGCATAGGAGATCAGACGAGGAACTAGATCAGGATCGGGCACAAAACGTTTTTTTAGTTCGTCGAGGGTAAATTTCTGATCGGTCATTCGTGACTTAGCCATAAACGGATCAGATATATATTCGGGTTTGAGGTTTAAGGAGCCCGGGAGACGCATTAAACGGTGTGCAGTAACTACCCTATAGTCTCCACCATAATAATAGCAAATGTCGTACAGCAGTCCTGCTAGATGCTCAGTAAAACGATTCTTATCTCCCTTGAGATTCCATGGTTTATCCAAACGCCAGAAAAGCTGTATGCCATTTAAGGATGAACGATTAAACGCGGATATTGCCTCGGAGTTTTTAAGTTCTGTGTAAAATTCCTCTCCGGGGATTCCAAGCTCTTTACAGTCATCAATATCGCACCAAACCGCTGAAAACTTAGAGACATTCTCAATGTTGTTATTTGCTTCGTTGGTTTTGACCGTCCCCATACAGAATTCCATACCCCACAAATGTCCCTGCTGAGCCCACCAAGTAGAATCTACTTTGCTCGGTCGAGAGAAGCATATGGGATCGTTTATAACCTTATTCTGTCTAGCTCCTGCGGGGTCAAGACGACTTCGGCGTATATAGATGTATCCGTCAGGTTCGTCGCCAAATAACCATTGCAAAAATTCGACAGCATGTGTGGCGTCTGTCGCGGTCTTATTCATTGTATTGAGATTGCCTCCGGCAGAAAGTGCCTAGTTACTATTATACAGTATTCTGGGAGATTGTCAAGGGATCAGGAAAAAAACCCGTACAATCACTGGGTTGACTTGAGATAGGATAGATGGTATACTGAGAGCATGAAACGACCGCCTTGGTGGGAGAAACAAAAAGAGGCCCTACAGTTTGCTAAAAAACGAGCAGACGAAGGTAAAGGCGTCGCCTTGTTCGCAGCATGTGGAACCGGCAAAACCCGTGTAGCTATAAATTGGCTGCAACACCTTTTTGTTCACAAAGATGTCAAATTAGTTTACATTGTGGCTCCGATAGCTGTGCTTCCAGTGTGGATTGATAATTGGTATGATTGGGCCACTGCCCCCGTAGCATTTATTGATTTGCATGAGACGGGATCGGCGGGGTTACGAAAAGCCCAAGAGTTGGCATCTGTGAGCGACTTCCCCGTAATATGCCTTGTAAATTATGAGGCTGCGTGGCAAATAGGGCACAAGAGAATCGAACATATGCGGAACGGGGAACCGGTCAAAACGCTCGATAAAGTCGATACCACCATGAATGATTTGAATTGGGATGCGGGTATCCTCGATGAGGTGACTGCCATAAAAACTCCGGGGTCTAAGGTATCGAAGTTTTTCAGGCGTAAGATGGCCCCACGGACTACATATAAAATGGTACTGACGGGTTCTGCCTACACCAAAAGACCCTTAGATGTATGGGCTCCAGTAAACTATGCCTGCGGAGACGAGGTGTTTTCCAAGGCGTTTTTACCATTCAAGACCGAGTATGCGATCCCGCATCCGTATATTCGTGGAGCGGTCATTGGGTATCGGAACCTCGAAGATTTAGTTTTGCGGCTATCGAAAGTGGCGGTCATGCTTAAAAAGGAAGATATGTTTGATCTCCCCCCATTTGTACATGAGACCCGAATAATAGAACTTTCTCCGAGGTCTCGAAAAGTATACAATGATATTCGGGATGAACAGGTAGCAGAGATTGAGGCGTCGGAGGAAGAATGGAAGGCTTTTAAGGCGGGGAAAACAGATGAACGTCCTAAAACGGTGACGGCGGAACATATATTCACTAGCATAAGAAAGTTGTCACAAATAACTGGTGGGTTCGTTTATCCGGACCCCGATGAGGATACCCCGGATATTAAACCGACCCCAGTTAGATTAGGAACCGAGAAGTTGAGCGTTCTGCTGGACATTTTGGAAGATCGGGACTCACCAACTATCGTAGTTACTCAAACCAACGAGGAGGAAAAAATAATTGCTGAGGCAGTAACTAAGAAATTTGGTTTTGTTCCTAAGATTTTGAACGGATCAGTAAAAGGTTCTATGGCCCGACACGATATGATCAAGCAAGCGGCCAACGACTTGTGTTTCATTGTCAAAGAGCGCGTGGGAGCTCGGGGGGTGGATATGCGCTATGCTGATATGACTATATTCTACGGCCATAGTTATGATTCCGAGTGCTATGAGCAAATACTAAGTAGAAATCATCGTGGGGGACAAACTAAAAATATCACGTACATGCATCTTATCTGCAAAGACACCATCGACGTAAGGATTATGAATGTCTTGCGGAGAGACCTCAAACTTGCGGCGAGCATTGAACACGATTGGAGAAAGTTATTTTGAAAACACCAGCGAATGTAACTATAGTAGACTCGGACGCCAACGAGTTTACCCGTTGTGGAGTTTACTATGACACAGGGATGATCACATGTAATCACCAAGGAGTCACGTTAATAGTAGACCCCGCAAACTACTGTCCATCAGACCCCAAAAGAATGTGGGACGAGCGTGCGGGGGGCTGGAGCGATTTCTGCGTTAAGTCAGTGGTACTGGATTCCAAGATTATAGTAAAGACTGGTAAAAATACCAGTTGACTCAATTCGTTGGGTGTGCTATAATACTAAAGTGTATATAACCACAGGAGGCAATGATGAGCGAGGAAACACTGAAATTGAAACTTCCAACTGCAGCAAAGTTGGAACAGATCAGGGAGGCTCTAGTTGAGGATGAAGACTGGCGATTCGGACGAATAAAGATCGATGGGAAAAAGCCGCGGTACGAATTACCCGCCCCCACCCGAGAAGACGCAGACAACGTGGAAATCGCCAAAGAATTTCATGGCGTTGTGCTGGTAGCAAAGAAGAACTTCTATCAGTCTGACGAAGACAAAGAAGCGGGCAAGGAAAAACGAGAGAAGCGGGCACTTTATGTGCTTAGAACGGGCAAGTACTTGCCGGAGTTGATGTATATCAGCCCCACAGCCCTTCAGAATTGGCGAATGTTCGTCAAACAGGTAGTTGAAAACGATCTGGGCTACTTTGATGTGCTCGTAGAGTTCACTGCGGAGCAAGTCAAAAGTCGTACTACTGGGTTCGTTTGGAGCAAAGCCAAGTTTTCTATAGTGCGCAGTCTGACTGAGGAAGAGCGGACTCATGTGGCAACCATGAGAGAGTTGGTTCTGAGCCGGGTTCAGGAGTACGAGGACTCAGATAAGCTGGCTGAATACGAGGAGCGGGCTCTTAAGGCAGACAGAGTTAAGGTTGACACAGACGAGGGAGATGATAGCGTCACCGAGATCAACGTCTCAAAGCAGGCCAGAGCTATGGTCGAGGACGACGATACTCCTCCGGCAGCTTTGGTCAAAGAGTCGGAGAAGGCAGCTAAGAAGTCGGTTGACACCGATGAAGAGGAAGAGAAGAAACCGGAGAAGGTAACTAAGAAGTCGGTTGACACCGACGAAGTGGAAGAGAAGCCTAAGTCGAAGGGCCGAGCCGGATATCCGGATTTGGATGACGACGACGACCTGTAAGACGCAGTGTTATACACCCCAGCGGGGAATGGATTCCTGCTGGGGTCTTTGTTAAGCAGAAAGAAACTTATGGCACAGACCCCAGAGGAAAGAAAAGCTGCACACCGTGAATCTAGTCGTAGATACCGGGAATCTCACCGTCAGCAATCCAATGAAGTAAGTCAAAAATGGAATGAGGCACATAAGGAGCGTAAACTTGAGACAAATCGTAAATGGCGTGAGAATCATCGTGAGCAGGAGCGCGTCAGAAATCGTGAATACTACAGGGCTAACCAAGCGCAGCTTAAAGCCAAACTTTTAGCAAAGCAGGGTAGTGTATGTGCAATTTGTGGAGGTAACCGAGGGAAAAATGCACTAGACCTAGATCATAACCATACTACGGGAAAGATACGGGGTTTGCTATGCAGGCCATGTAATCTAGGACTTGGACACTTTGCGGACACCCCTGAATGGTTGCGCAAGGCAGCCGACTACATAGAGAGTGCGGAATAATTTATGCGGAACCCCCAATGTAATCTTTGTAGATTTGGTATCGACTGCGCCAAACCGCCTAAGAATCCGTGTTTGCTGCCCTCTGTAGAGGATATGACGCAGTGTGATGTGGTATTGGTAGTTGAACAGCCAACAATGCAGGACGATACCTACGGTAGCATTTACGTTGGTAAGGGTTTGGCAGAAATAAGAAAGTTTTTTGAGGACAGGGGTTTAAGTGTCTATTGCACGTATGCACTCAAATGTCCTAGACCGGCAAAGGACGTAAAGCCTGATGCAAAAGACATCAAAATTTGTGCCTCAGAATATTTGGCTAACGAATTGGTTAAAATCCGACCGAAGCATATTATTACCTTTGGTAGCAATGCTCATTATGGTGTGTGCCGTAAAAAGTGTTCGGCTGAGAAGGTGGGTAGTCGATATTTTGATGAACAGATACAAGCGTACATATATCCGACTAATCATCAAGCTCAGGGTCTTTATAATAAACAAGTCAAGGACGCGATATGGCTGCATATGCAGCAGTTTGTGGACTGGATTAACGCTGGGGATACAGATGTGGGATTCAACCCACCAGTATATGTGGCGGATACCATCAAGTCGCTTAGAAGCCTACAGAAACGAATCAATGCTGCCGGAGGACTTGTTGCTGTCGATACTGAAACCCAGGGTCTCAATGCTTATGCACCGGATAAAAATGTCCGCAGTATACAATTTTGTTTTGACCCCGATTTTGGCGGCGTATTCGTGCCTCTTGCGCTTGAAGATGACTGTTACTACACAAATAAAGAGCAAATTCATCATTTCTGGGAAAAGGAATCTTTGGGAGACGCCATTGAAATTATTCAAGAGATTCTAAACGAAAGCGCCTGTATATGGCACAATGGTAAGTTTGATCGTATCTGGCTGCATGAGTGGGGAAATAGAATGTTTGGAAAACCTATTTTAGCCCCAAACATTTACATGGATACATTGCACGCCGCGCACATACTGGACGAAACCAGATCACTTAAACTAAAGTCTCTTATTACCTCAGACCTTGGCTATCCCACGTATGGTATTGAGGACAAGGTGACAAAAGATTTGGATGCCTTAATACCGTATGCAGCCAAAGATGCCGTGGCTACCCTACTTTTGGCACAGAAGTACGCAAAGACGTTAAAAACGGAGGATATGAACAAACTTCGTAAGCTCTATACCAAGGTTATCCGACCAATGGACTCCATATTTACGGAGATGGAGCTTACAGGATGGCCGGTGGATTTGGATGCGTGTCTTGAGTTACACGAATTAGTTATTGCGGAGTTTGAGCTGGTAACTACTGAACTACACGCTATTTTGGAAGAGGCCAGCATAGAAACTACCCCCACCACATTTGGTAGCCCGAAACAACTTGCCAAGATAATTTTTGGCAATCTAGGTTACCCAATGAATCCGGATAAACGAGTATCAAGGACAAAAACCGGAGCTATAGCTACAGGAAGTGACGCCCTGTTACATCTAAAGGGAAAACCTTTCATCGACAAGTTGTTGGAATGGCGCGGACTTTCCAAGATGCTATCAACATACATTAGACCGATGATAGTGGCGGCAGAAACCCGAGGAAGAATAACTACGTCATACAAATTGACCGGCACAGTGACGGGTCGTACGGCATCTGGTAAAGAGAAAGAGGGAGGATCGTCGTCGAAGGGCAACGGGAACGCCATGAATTTACAAAATCTTCCCTATACAGAGTACGGGCCGAAGAAGTTAAGTGTAAGAAAATGTATACGAGCCGCTGAGGGTTGGAGTATTCTGGAGGTAGATGAGAGTCAAGTTGAACTTCGTATAGCTGGGGAACTTTCCAAAGACCCCCTGCTGCTTAAAACCTACCAAGAGGGCGGAGATTTGCATACGGTAAGAGCCATGAGAATGATGGGCCTTACGCCGGAGGAATGGAAACTGCTTTCTCCGGAGGTAAGGGAAGAAAAACGTAAAAAAGCTAAGCCAGCAAATTTTGGACTAATTTATGGAATGGAAGCTCCGAGGTATAAAGCGTACGCTTTAATGGAATACGGAGTCGATGTTTCTATGGCGGAAGCCAGCAAAACCCGAACACAGTTTTTCTCAGATCATGGGGGTCTCGAACCTTGGTATCATAAACAGGAGCGAGAGGCCATGCGTAAAGGTTATGTTGAGAGCCTGTCTGGACGCAAAAGACATTTGCCCAACGTAAACCTTGATCCAGATTCTAGCAGAGAGGCAAGAGCAAAACAGTCTGAGGCTGTGCGATACGCTATCAATGCCCCAGTTCAAAGTTTTGCCTCGGATTTGAAACTCATGTCTCTGATCGAAATACATGAATGGCTCAAACCCGAAGATGGTTATATCTTTGGTGAAATCCACGACAGTATTGTTTTAGCGGTGCGCAATGAGGCTTTAGAAGATGTAGCCCGAAAGGTAGTCGAGATTATGAGACATCCTAGACTGCTCGATGAGTTAGGTATTTGTTTAACTGTTCCACTTGACGCGGAGGCCAAAGCTGGTCCGTCCCTTGGAGAGGTAAAGGAGCTAAGTTATGCCATACATTAAGAAAGAAAAACGAGATAGTTTAGACGCAGCGGGTTTGCAGTTTTTGCCATCCGCCATTGAAACTACAGGCGATCTTAATTATGTCATTTCATACCTGGCAAGAAGGATGGTAGAGGCCCTGCCAAAGAAATCCTATGGGGGAATGTCAGCCATACGGGGAGCCATATCCGACGCAGCAGAGGAATTTTATCGGAGGGTTATGGTTCCTTACGAGGATGAAAAAATTCAAGAGAACGGGGACGTTTACTAGAGCTATGGCATTCGAAAGTAGCATTCAAGCTGCTATAATTAAGTACCTGAAAAGCAAAGGGGCAGTGGTACATAACATACAGGGCAATGAGTATCAATCAGGTGTGTCTGACCTTTTGGTGTGTTATCGAGGTAGATATATAGCCCTGGAAGTTAAGGGGCCAAACGGCAGTTTAAGTCCCCTGCAACGAGTCAGGCTTCGAAGAATACAAAAAGCTGGTGGAATAGGAGAAGCAGTTCATGGCAGAGAGAAAGTCAAAGAAATCCTTAAAACAATCGACTCCGGAGAAATTTGGATTAACGGCACATATTGATGGACAAGAATTCCATCTTGGATACTCACGCATAGCCAAGTTCGAAGACTGTCCGCGTCAATATAAGTTTTCTTACGTCGATGGGATCAGAATTCCCGGCGGACCTCCGATGCGTCGAGGAACAGCCTATCACGCAGCGTTGGAATTCTTATTGACATATAAGAAAGACCATGATGGAGAATTGCTGTCAGTGGAGCGGGCGGAAAAAGCTGCAATCCGCGCAGCAAAGGCCGAGAATCTAACGGAATCTGAGATTTATCGTGTAATCGATGCCGTCAGATTTTACCATGCCGAGATGTATTCTGAGCACCAACCTTTAGCCCTAGAAGAAGACTTTACTATAGAGCGGGGAGGGGTCAAACTCACAGGCAGAATCGACCTCGTGGATATGCGAGGAAGAATTATAGATTTCAAATTTTCTGCTGATAAGTGGGCTGCTCCTAGAGCCAGGTACGGTTGTCAACCAATAATTTATCAATGGTGTGGGTTGGATTGTCTGCCTAAACGTTATCCTACTTGGGAATACACCGGATTCTCATACGAGATCATAAAACTGTGGCCCATGCCTCTTATCCAACAGATACACATAGACCCTATTCCGCAGGATCAATCTGATTGGTGGGAAGAGCAGATAGCACAGATAGCGGCAACAATTAAGGCCGGATTGTTCCCGGCCAGACCCACAGAAAAGGGATGTGGTTGGTGTGGGCATAAGGCTCAGTGTAATCCGGCTATATGGAAGATACGAACAAATGATGTCGGAGAAACAGACGTAACGAGAGAGTTTGACGACGGTGCAATCTAATGGAGCGTGATCAAAAATGTCACTGATAGTTGGTATAGCAGGAAAGAAACGATCAGGCAAAGACACTGTAGCCAAAATGATGTCGGATTTGGCGCAAGAGCTCGGTATAACAGCAGAAAGACGAGCTATGGCTGATGCACTCAAAGAAGAGTGCGCTACAATGATAACAAATGAAAGTCTTAGGTGCTCTGGAAAAGAAATCGAACCGTTAGACATTGTAAAGAAAATGAATACGGATGATGCCAAGGAGGATTATCGTCTCTTGCTTCAATGGTGGGGAACTGAGTTTAAGCGGGGGATGGTAAGAGATGATTATTGGACAAAATGCATGAAGGGGTGGATCAAGGAACACAAAACCTCTGAGATCATACTTATCCCCGACGTTCGATTCCCAAACGAGGTTGAGATGATAAAAGAACTGGGGGGTATGGTAGTTCTAGTTATTCGCCCCAGCGTAGACGTAACAGACGAGCACGTATCGGAAAGGGCCTTAGACAGTTTTAAGGGCTGGGACGGGGTAATTGTGAATGATTCGAGCCTTGAGGAACTAAGAGGGCAGATTTTCCGAGATTTTACAGATTTGCTTACTTGGGCAGGAATGGCAACAAAATAATGAGGCACGTCATTTTGCCGGTCTTAGCTCGTATTTCTTGCAGAAACAAAGTCCTGGCCGAACATCTACAAATTGGAGACCAAGTTCAAGCCTATGACTATCGTAGTAGCAAACTAATGATGACTACTATTATAGCCGTCAATCCGGTTGATCCAGTTCAAAAGATTTTAACTCCAATAAATGGTTGGAGAATTGTGGCGCTTGCCAATGAAACTGTAGCGTTGAGTCCACAGGGGGAATGTACGTTATCAGATAAACCGAGACAATTCATTGGTTTCTGCCAGAAAAATCCGATAAAGTTGTTGCTTCGAGGGGTCGGACCTTGTTTGGAGTACAATGAAGAGTGGGCGGCAGTAGAATTGATATGGGACGGGCCTCAGTACATTTGGGCCGAGGGCATACTGGTGGGCAATGCAAAACTTGATTGATCAGCTTGTTAACCTGTGTATAACAAACCCAGCCAAGGGTGAAAAGTTGGCACGTGATTATGGGGTATGGGACGCCGTTCATGCTGCCATTCTTCATCCCGCAAGGTTGATGCTCTGTCGGATAGACCCGAATCATTTCATTGAGTACGCATTCGTAGACCCAGAAACCCGCAAACCTGTAGAACAACAGACATTTCATAAAGAATGGCAACAGCTTATCACGGATAATGATCGGATCATGATCATCGCCCCGCGTGGACATGCGAAGTGCGTGATAAAAGGTACAAAGATATCGTTAAGAGATGGCAGTCGAATATGTGTAGAAGATATACCCCCCGGAAAAAGATTTGATTGTTTATCCTGGTGCTCAGATTCCGGGTATTCTATACATCGAGCTAACGTTTGGCAAAACACCGTGCAACCCTGCTATCGTATTACTACTAAATCAGGTAGAACTACAGGATACTCTGAAGACCACCCGTGTTGGACTGGAAATGGTTGGGTGGCAGCAAAGAATTTAATTTCTGGCGACACCTTTGCCGTTGCCAGAAATATACCGGGTGGGCACATTAAGTATTCTTTGGATCGTGCGTGGCTATTAGGATTACTTATAGGAGATGGGTGCTTAACCGTACCTAGTAATGTTAAACTAACATGTGCCGATACCCGTATACTTAAAAATATACCAGAACATGTGGCAAACTGTGGGTTTTCTTACAGACAAACGGGTAAAAAAGGTATTACTTTTGCCTATAATATAACAGGGGGGGCCGTTCAATGGATCAGAGATTTCGGCCTCGATGGAAAATCATCACATACAAAATTTATACCCTCAGAGGTATTTACATGGAATAATGAATCGGTTGGAGAATTTATACGTGGGTATTTTGAAGCTGATGGCTGTGTAACCCCAAAGGAGATAGCGTTTAGTTCAGTTAACTCTAAACTATTACTAGATACGCAGAGTCTTTTGTTGCGGTTTGGGGTTGTTTCCTCTTTACGTATTAAGAGGGCAACCTATAAAAATCAACCCTATAAATCATATATATTAGTAATAAATGGAAGCTCCATGAAAACTTTTGCTTTCATTATTGGTGACAGGTCTGACAAGGGATGTAGACTACAAAATACGGTGGAATCACTGGGCCAATCTAACGATAACATAGACCTTATACCTGAATCGGTGTTAACGCGGTTGAGAGTAAAAAGAGGTTGTGGATCGGATAAACTAGACGGATGTGATATTTCAAATCGTAGAAAACGCGGATGTCTTAGACGTAAAGTACAAACTCTTGCCTGCAAACAGAATCGGCAAGATTTATATAACGAGTCTGATTTATTTTGGGATGAGATAGTATCTGTCGAATTTATTGGAGAACAACAAACCTATTCTATTGAGGTGGATAATACCCACGTTCATATTACAGATGATTTTATAACACACAACTCCTATCAGACTATAGGTCGGGTAGTTTGGGAGCTGGGCCACAACACCGACTTAAGGATTAAAATCATAGGTTCGTCCGACGATAAAGCCAAAGAAATTTTAGGGCTGATTAAAGACACCATCAACAGTTCAAAAGTCCAAGAGGTATTTCCTAATCTGCAGATTGATTCAGATCGGGGGGACACCAAAGGTGCTTTCTTTCTAAAGAGACACATTTTACAGAGAGACCCTTCAGTGGAAGCCTCTGGTGTGCTATCCACGGGCGCTGGAGGTAGAGCCGACATCCTTATCTGTGACGATGTTGTTGACCTCAAAAACTCTGTAATCAATCCGGCTATGAGAGACCAAGTTACCAACACTATCAAGGAAACATGGTTCTCATTGGTTGCAGCTACAGGCAAGATTATATGGGTGGCCACTCCGTATCATGTGGCTGACGCCACACATAACATAAAAGAGACCGGAGTTTTCAAAGTTTGGTTACAACCGGCCATCACATATGAACCTCATTTTGATGACAATGGCGACCCCATTATCGATCTCAAAACCAATCAGCAAAAAATCACCAAAAAGATACTATGGCCTGATAAATGGCCGGAGAAAAAGTTAGAGGAACGAAGAAAAGACGTGGGGGAGCGGGTTTTTGCTCGTCAGTACTTGTTAACCGCCATGTCCGACGAGGAAAGAACATTCCCTGAGTACGCGCTAGAGAAGAGTTTTGATTTTACCTTGGCAGACATTGGAGAAGATATTGATGACGATTGGACTACATTCGGGGGGATCGACCTTGCATCAGCTTTGGGGAAGAAAAATGCCTGGACGGTTATTTTTACGCTGGCAAAAAACCCACATACAAATAGACTACACATCAAAGAGATTTTCAGGCGTCGTATGAAATTCCCAGAGATAATGAAAGCGGCCATAGAACAATATCGCAAACATGATTGGCGATTATGTTATGTAGAAAATAACCAATTTCAACAGGCTGTCATTGACGCCTTGGAAGCTGCGGATAAGACAATGCCGGTAGAATCATTTACTACCGGAGTAAATAAGGCCAACGAAAAGGTTGGGTTGCCTGCTATGTCAGTGGACTTTGAAAAGAATAGATTTGCTGTTCCCGCTGCGAAGTTTCCATTGAATCCTGATGATCCTTCGACCTTGGCCGTATTTATGAACGAATTAAGAACTCATCCTGGGGGAGAGTTTAGTGATACGATTATGGCGTGTTGGTTTGCATGGTCGGCGGCAAAAAAGGGTCAAGGTGACTTTGAGGATGCTTACATGGCTTCCGTGTAAACCTTGCCTTTTGGGGCGGAGTGTGGTATCATGAATAGAATGTATAAACTAGGAGAACAAACATGGCATCGCCCATTGGACAATTTGATAGCAATATAGTTATGTATGGCGGCAATGCAGGTGGAATTGCACGAGCCGAATCTCCAAGTTGGGCTGTGAAACTTGGTAAATTCCTGAAAACCTTGTTTGATCCCGACACAGCTTCTCCCAATAAACCGACAATGCACCCCGTATCAAACGTCGGAAACGATATGGTGTCAACCGCTGTCACCGACACGTCTTCCATATCGTACATGGCCAACGCTTGGCGCGTGTATCAGCACAGAAAGTCCATCTATCAGGATATTAACCGAATGGATCATGAAGATGAAATCGTGTCCACGGCCTTAGATATTATAGCCGATTGTTCGGTATCATATTCCGAAGCCTCGGATTGTAAACCCAAGGTGACATCTAAAAATGACAAAGTGGAGAAAATTCTCTCGGCTCTCGTGCGTCGATTAGACCTTGCGGATGATATCTGGAATATCTGTCGGGACATGGTTAAACACGGCAATGAAATGAGAGAAGTTGTCATTGATCGACTGGCTATGCAGGTTGTGGCGTTCAAACAGACAATCAGTTACCAAATCTATCCCACTACCAATAAACATGGAGACAAGATTCCCGGATGGACAGTCAAAACTGATGGGGATGTATATACAGGCAAAGAGTACTGTCTTGAGGAGTGGCAAATAGTGCCATTTATTTTTGGGGCGAAGGCCGGTTTCTTGGGTGTGCCCCCGTTGGCGTCCGCCAGGAGAAACTGGATGCGATTAAGCAAGATCGAGGACGGCATGGCCATCGCCCGCCTTGTTCGTGCCTACGATAAAATCGTGCATAGAATACCAGTCCGCCAGGACATGGCGCGTGATGAAATTCTGTCGCGTATTCGTCAATATAAAGATGCAATTAGTAAGCGTAGAATACTGGACTCCAGCGGACTTATAACTCAGGTGGACGCCCCACTTGATGTTCAGACGGACTTTTACTTGCCGGATGATGGTTCTGGTAGGGGTGGGGTAGCCACCCTCAATGCGAACAATACTCAGTTGGGCAATCTTAACGATGTAACATACCAGCGAGAAAAGCTGCTATGCAGACTTCAAGTGCCCCTAGCCTATCTACAAATTACCTCGCAACAGAAAACACACATGACTGCGCAAGCCAAGGGGAAAAATGAGGTAGAATTGCAATTCGCTCGTATGTTACGCAGAGTTCAACGACATCTTAAGAAGGGCCTATTTCGTCTCTTTGACATCGAACTTATGTTGCACGGTATATCCCCGGAAGAAGGGCTGTATGATCTTGAGCTCACTCGGATAAATACTAACGACATTCGTGAGGACGCTGATATTGAATTGACTTATGCTCAAGCCGCTGTGTACTTTGTAGAGGCTTTTGGTAGTCTTCCTCCGGATTTGTTGGCTGATAAGTTCATGCGGCTCAACCCAGAACAGAAGGTATTACTTGATACATTCTTGGGTAACTACGGAGATAGAATTGCTAAAGCTAGGGTTAGGGGCGTAGAAAATAAAGCCAAACCCAGCAGTGGGGGTGGAAAGGGCTTAGCTGAACGTTCTACGGAGCAACCTGCCGGTAAAATGCCAGCAAAGGGCCAGCAGTCTATACCACTTGACACGCTAGTAGATTTGTTCTATACTATAACTGAGGAAATCAATCAGGATTTCCGAGATCAAGGTATTGATGTCCCCGAGCTCGATGAGAGCCACAGAAATGTCATTCAGAGCAATCTGATAGAACTGTCAGGGAGAGACGTGGTAATCGAATAATGCTAAAGGTCATAAACGAGGACTGTCTGACCGGGATGCAAAAGGTATTGGCGGATGGCTCAGTGGATGTGATCGTAACTAGCCCTCCGTATAATTTGGGAACCGATTACGGTGTTTATAACGACCGTATTTCTAGGAAGAAATATCTGGAGTGGATGCTTGATATAGCGTATGAAATGCACCGAGTTTTGTCCTACTCCGGAAGTTTGTTTCTGAATCTAGGATCAAAGCCGACTGATCCTTGGGTGGCTTATGATGTTCTCAGTATGTTTCGGTACATCTTTAAGCTCCAGAATACATTCATATGGGTTAAAAGTATAACTGTTGACGGACGATCACATGGGCATTTTAAGCCCCTGAACTCCAAAAGGTTTGTAAATAATTGCTGGGAGTCTATATTTCATCTGACCAAAGACGGAAATGTTCCCTTGGATAGATTGGCTGTGGGGGTTCCCTACGAAGATAAGACAAATATGAGACGTTGGAAGGGCAACGATGATCTTAGATGTCGAGGCAATGTTTGGTACTTGCCTTACGCCACCATACAGAGAAATGAAGAACGACCTCACCCCGCGACATTCCCCGTGCAACTGGCAAAAAACTGTTTACTCGTGCATGGAGTAGACCGCATTAACCTGGCCTTAGACCCGTTTTTAGGTATTGGAAGTAGTGCTAAGGCCGCACAGGAACTTGGTGTTGATTTTATAGGCTTCGAAATTGATTCTGCTTATTGCGCCGAGGCCCTAAAACTGATTGGAGAAAATCATGGATAACAAAAACTGGAAACCCACATCAATAGTTACATTCATTGAGGACTATCTAAAAGGTGCAACCAACTTTGAATTGGCCAAGACCCATGGAGGTAGTCCCGATCAGACAAAACGTTTAATCAAACGTCTTGTAAATGAAGAATGTCTTCCCACACGCATGGCCCTAAAAGATGATAACGAGACTGCACGAGCCTTTGAATACAAAGGACTACGTGGAAGTCAAGATTTTCGAAAGTTCCTGTTGGTCGCCCGAACTATGGAAGAAATTCAGACGCAGTTCGGAGACATGGCTATTGAACTTATGGATGAACAATATCCAGGATTAAGTTTGTTTTCGCAGATCAATAATTTCGGAAAAGAGATTTTCATTCTGTTGCCGGAAGTTGATCGAGATAGCATCAAGGTAAAACCTCGTGAGTGGAAATACTACCATTCTGAGTCTAACGAAGGTAACTTTGTACAGCCCTACCAGTTAGTGCAGCTTCCAGACTCATTGTTTGCGTCCGGAGAAGTCCTTATAGCGCCTTTGTATGATGTCCATTTTGGACACATGGCCTGCAAACGCGCCAAGTTGCTGGCCTACTTACGGTGGATAGAGGAAACCCCGAACGTTCTTACCTTTATCGGGGGAGACCTACTGGAAAATGCCCTGGACGACGGCAGGGGTATGTCTTACTCACAGGAAATTCCCCCGGATCAGCAGATAAATGAGATTTGTAAGCTCTTAGCCCCCATAGCACATAAAGTTTTATTTGCACTTCCAGGAAATCACGAACATCGAACACAAAAGCGTGCGGGCATCGATCCGATGAAAATAGTTGCAAATACTCTGGATATTCCTCACTTCTCAGGTCCAGTTTACTGTAGTATCATGGGGGCTGGACATAAGTGGCGAATCTACGCAATGCACGGATCGTCATTCGCCCAAACAAAGGGCGGGAAGATGAACGCGGCAGGTAAACCCAGAGTGTTCACGGACCTAGTAAATTTCTATGTCTCGGGCCATGTCCACGATCCGGTCACTAACATGGAAACTTGCATATCTGAGGACCCAGTTTTATGTAGATTGATCTATAAAACTCAATGGACCGTGATTTGTCCAAGTTTCATGCGCTGGGAAAACTCATACGCGTACCAAGCAGGCTGGCCACCCCCAGGAAAAGGCGGCGTAGCTTTGCGACTTTATGCCAACGGAGACTACAACGCAGCTCTCAGAGATGGCGGATAAGGTGTGGCACGAACAGAAGAAGAAAAGAAAATCGCAGACCGAGAAAAACGAAACAAGTGGAAAAATTCTCACCTGGAACAAGACCGCGAATATAAACGTAAATCTCGAAAACTGCACCCCGAACCTAGCCGTAAATCAGCCAATAAATACTACTGGGATCATCGTGATGAGATTCGTGAGGCGAGACGAAAACACCGCGAAGAGCATATAGAACAATATCGTGAAAGGGACAATAAGTATCGTAAGGATCATCCGGAAGAAACGCGAGAATCTAGGCGCAAATATAGGGAAGCGCACCCCGGATTGAATCGTATACGACAGTATGGAATGACTTTAGGAGAACATGAGCAGCGTTTAATAGAACAAAATGGAGTTTGTGCAATTTGTGGGGGAAATCGAAGTAAACAGGTATTATGTATAGATCACGATCACCAGACTAATAATGTTCGGGGTCTATTGTGTAGAAAGTGTAATACCATGCTCGGTATGGCAGAAGACAATACCGAATGGCTTAGAAAAGCTGCTGATTACTTAGAATCCCATATCTAACAATATAACTCGCAGTATAAGGCCAATTCCGTGGACTTACCTCTACAGAATTGGCCTTTTTGTGGTATAATAAACCTAGTATATTTACTAGGGACACCCCTAAAATGTGTTTATCTGGTAAACTATCAACAGTAATAACAAACGTGAGGTCGAAACAATGATTCTAGCCCGACCGAAGGCCAGACTTTTGGTGACTCAGGTTGCCAAGCGCAAAGACGTGTCACCAAAGGAAGGCGAAAAAAAGTATGGGGAGGTAAAGTTTGCTGATTCGGTAAACAAGAAATACCCCCTAGATACCGAGGCGCATGTTAGAGCGGCGTGGTCATACATCAATATGCCAAAAAATGCCGCTAAATACTCTGCCAGCGATTTGAAAACCATAAAGGGACGAATCAAGGCAGCTATGGGGCGTCATAGTATTAAGATTTCTGACGGGGAGAAGCAAGCCTATGAAGCGTTGAACTATAGTACCGATCTTCCTGTTACCCAGGATCACTATCACATAGAGGGATCGATTGAAGAGCACCTATCCAAGATTTGTGCCGCTTTCTGTAATTGGAAGAAAGAACACCAACCTGAATTCGACAGTCGTTGTGGTGAGTATTACTGGGCAGCGATTCTCGGGGTACTTGACGAGAGTATCATATTCTACGTAGACAACTACTCCAAGGGAATCGAGTATTACGAGGTTGGTTACACTACCGATACAAACGGAGAGGTGGCCATATCCGGCGACGTTGAGGAATGTGATGTTAAGTTGGTTATGACTAAACTAGACATTTCTGAAGAGGACGCCGAAGACAAAGAGGAGCAAAACGCAATGGCACAGAAACAAGACAAAGTAGCTGATGGGAACGTCATCGCTGCTGCGGCTGCCGCTCCGGTTCCTGCTGGTTTCGGAGTCCCCGTGGTCACCGAAACAGGCAAGGGCACTGAAGCCAATTCTGCCGGGTCTAGTGTAGAGGATATTAGTGACGCCAGCGTTACTAAACCTGTCACATTCTCAGATGAAAATGGCGCGAGCGCCGCCGCTGCCGATGGCAGCGAAGAAACGGACGTTGAAGAGGAGTTGGCAAAGACCAAGGCCGGTTACAAGGGTATGGACCCAGGTAAAGACGGAACTCCTAAAGAATTCCCGGAAAAGCAGACCATCGAAGTTCCTGGAATCGCTGATATTAAGGATGATGCCCCGGTAGTGTATCCCACTCGTCAGTCTGTTCAAGGTATGCCCTATGACCTTGGCGGGATGAGCATGTGTCATATTCAGTCCGTCAAGAAAAGTGCAGACGGTAAGACAATGACCATTCAGGGAATTGCCACCCGAGGTGACATAGTTAATCAGAGTGGTCAGGTTTATCCACTTTCCGTATGGGAAGCTAACTTGGCCAAGATGAATGAGCTGGCGTCTCAGGGTAAGTTCCTTGGAAAGCTGGAACATCCCGTTCAGGATCAAGGACTTGTTGACACCGCTATCAAGTGGGATAAATTCTGGCTGCAGGGCGCTGACCTGTGGTTTGATGCAACTGTCGTTCCTACCGAGCCTCATGGCAAAAATCTTCAGGCTTTGCTCGAAGCCAAGGTTCAGGTTGACATGAGCACTCGTGGATATGGGACTTTCAAAGTTCAAGATTGGCGGGGAGTCGAGCGACCCGTTATGCAGGATGACTTTATCTGCACTGCAATTGATGCGGTGTGGCAGGGAGCATCCACTGGCTCTGGCGTAAAAGCCGTCAGTTACCAGAGTACCCTAAAAGAAGGAGAAACAGTTACCGTGGACAAGATTCAAACAAAAGCTGCTGAGATCAGAGCTAAGGCCGAGATCAAACAAACCAGGGATGCTCTGCTCGCTGACGCCGGACTGAATGACATCGGTATGAAGGCTTACGCACAGGCATTGAATTCCGCCGCTACTATTGAAGACCTCATTGAAAAGTGTGAGGTTCTTCTGCCGAGTCTGCAGGCCGTCTTCGGCGCAAAGACCGAGGAAGTCACGCAGTCTAGCACTTATCAGCCTACGTTCTTCGTTAAGGCGACTCAGGAAGAGTCCGCCCCGCAGAATGTTGGCGAGTTGCTTGACAGACTGTGCGCTGATCTTCCAGATCATTATCCGGGCCAGACCGCCATAAACACACATATCCCTAATCATTTCCGGAGCCCCCGAGAGGCTTGCAAGCGGGTAATGATTAACGTGGCCCGCGAACAGCAGGGATCATTTAGTGGCAGAGACGCCGCGCTAGGTCTTCTCGCGCTTGAGCAGGGCAAGATTGATCGCGCCGCCGACATTCTCACTCAGAGTATTGACGCTACTGGTGGAACCACTGCCGACGGAAACGCGATGCCAGGTGGTGCTCCTTTGAGCAACTACCTGATCTTCCCGTTAATCCGCAGGGTGTATCCTCAGTACATCATGAACGAGATCGCCAGCATTCAGCCGATGGATAGGCCGGAAGGAAAAATCTTCTTCCTGGATCACTATCGAGCGAGTGATTCTCCCGCGACTCTCAGAGTTGACCTGAATACTTCGGCCAATCCGTTCAACAGTTCCTATTCGGACAACGCGACTGAAGGCGCTGCGGCTAATTACATTCGACTCAAATTGTCGAGTCAGACCATCACCGCCCACACTAAGAAACTGGGAGCTGACTGGAGCATCGAAGAGATGCAGGACCTCCGAGCTTATCATGGTTTGGACGCTGCGCAGGAGCTTCTTGGCGGCATCGCCCGTGAGATGGCTCTTGAATGGAACAAGGAAGTTCTGGATGATATGCTTGCGCAGGCGACGGCTTCGGCTCGAACCTTCGGACAAGTCATGCCCGCCAGTTTCAGCACCACTCAGAAGGACTGGGACGAGTATATTTGGGTATACATCCAGGCCCTCGATAACGACATCTTTAGCAAGAGGAATGGCCCTATGACTCACATCATCGCTGGTGTGGACGCGGCCCTTGCTCTGGCGAAGTCTATGAGAGGCACATTCACCATCGGCGGTCCCGAGGGGAATGCCTCTGAACTTGAGATGTATCCGGGAACCTCGTTCTTCGGGACCCTTCGGACTCCGAACGGGAGTGCCTACAAGGTATTCAAGACCAACTTCTGGGGCACGGGAACTACTAATGGTAGCAAAATCCTTGGTCTCCGGAGAGGTTCAGAGTGGTCGGACACCCCGTATATCTTCGCCCCCTACACGGATTATGTCACTCCTATGCTCACCGATCCGGCTGACTTCAGCCAGAAGCAGGGTATCATTTCCAGGGCAGCCAAGAAGGTTGTTGTCCCCGACGCTATCGGTTATCTAACCGTATCTGCCGGACAGGGCGTAGTTCTCTAGGCTAGAACAGAACCCTAATTAGTTGATCTAAAAGTCTCCACGGAAAACATTTTTCTGTGGAGACTTGCTTTTTTATACAATATGTGCTATAGTATAGGTATGAAGGGTAAATACGTTACAGATCAACAAATTGAACGCATTAAACAGGCTGCGTTGGATGGCACTACTATGAAGGACCTGTCTGCTGAACAAGACCGAAAATACCAAGTTTATCAGAAATTCCTCGCAGACCTCGACAGTTCCCCCTAAACATGCTATAATATAGTATGAGCAACGTGTATGTCTATAATGCTGGAAACGCCCCAGCACATTACGGGTCTAGTTTGATTATCCCGGCACGTGGTTACGCGGTAGTATCTTCAGAGGATGCGGAACAACTAAGAGATGGACTTCCCATACAAGTTGAGGGCGACCCCGATTTTGTTCCGCTCTGGAAACAATGTAAGGAGAAAATGTCATGAGTGTCGTAAGTTCTATTCCGGAAGTAACTCAGTGGCTTGGTAAAGCAACCACTAAACTTGAGGGG